GGAGATGATATGAATCTGGAAGAGGAAGAAGTTGATGCATTAAAAACTGTGTTGGAGCTTTATGGAGAAACAAAAAGCAATATTCTCGAAGCTGACCCAAGTACAGATCCTGAAGAAGATATATTTAGTAATAACTACTTCTACGGTAGACTTTCTGCTGTGAATGCTAGGGTGGACGCAATGCAAGTTCAAATTGATAAATTCAAAACAAGCTCACTAACTACAACTCCTTACTATCCTAGCTACCCTCCAATGTTGTACGGTGATAATACTGTATTATGTGGCGCGGATGAGATGCTAGCAAAGGTTCAAAGAGTTAAAAACGGGAATGACGCACCACAACCTGGTGATTAATATAAATACCTTTACTAATAATGGTAAGGGTGATTTATATGATTGTAGCAGGTGTTGATTATAGCTTGACAAGTCCGGCAATTGTCGTGCATGACGGCGATGAGTGGAAATATGAAAATTGCACGTTTTATTATCTTGTGAGAAAAGATAAGTATGTACAAGAAAACGGTCAGTACCAAGGTGATATGTATCCGGAATTTACGAGTGATTATGAAAGATATGATAATCTAGCTCAATGGTCTAGCGATATAATATTCGGTGCTGATGTTTGTTTCATAGAAGGTTACGCCTTTGGTGCAGTCGGTAGAGTATTTCAAATTGCCGAAAATGCAGGTCTGTTAAAGTATATGATCTGGAAAGATGGTATTCCTATCGAAACAGTCCCACCTACTGTAATCAAAAAGTTTGCTACAGGAAAGGGTAATTCAAACAAGTTAAAAATGGAAGAGGCTTTTGTTGAAGAAACTAAAGTCATTCTAAACGATAAACATGGCGTACACACAAAAACGGGTAATCCGTCCAACGATATAGTAGATGCCTATTATATCGCTAAATATGGATTTATGTTGAAAACAGGAAATTTATAATATGATAGTTATTTTTAACGGGCCTCCAGGTTCGGGTAAAGACGAAGGTGCAATAATATTTAAAATGTTGGGATCAGTACACCTCAGTTTCAAAGAGGAATTATTTAAAGCTACTGTGAAAGAATTTGGCGTAACCCTTGAATGGTTTATGAAAGATTATGACAACCGTGAAATCAAAGAACGTCCTCAAGTTGAACTGCGTGGTAAATCCCGCAGGGAAGCTCTTATCTACACTTCTGAAGTTAAAATAAAACCAAAATATGGTAAAAGATTTTTCGGTGATAAAGTAGCTGAAGCCATAGACCCACGCGGGAATTACGTATTATCAGACGGTGGTTTTACTGAAGAAGCACTTCCTATAATCGAAAAAGTGGGTATTGAAAACGTACTTATTGTTAGGTTATTTCGCGAAGGTTTCTCATTCGAAGGTGATTCAAGACGATATCTCAACGGCAAGATTAGACAAACATACACGACAGGCAAAAAATCACAAGTTGATAATGATTACGTCTTGTCTCATAAACTAGATTCTCCAATTTATGATATGCATAACAATGGCGACCTCGAGGACTTTCATAACAAACTTATATTGCTGCATAGTGACATTGTTGAAAAAAGAAAACGAGGTGAATTTCTGTGAATAAACTGCATGGCATGCCTTGTCCTAATGTTATTAATCTTTCTGAATGTGAAGATCGCAAAAGATATATGGCAAGTAAATTTGCTGAATATGGCGTATCTCCTGTATTTTATTCTTATTCTAGGTTTGAAGATTCTGACAATGAAATTGTCGGTGATGAAAGTGCTATAGCTTTAACAAGCAAAGGCTGTTTTTCATCTCATCTACTAACCATTAGAGATTGGTTGTTGAACACTGAAGACGAATTAGGTATATTCTTTGAAGATGATGTTGACTTTGAAACTGTGAAATATTGGAACTTTAATTTCGATGAGTTTATAGCCTCGATAAGTGACGACTGGGATGCTTTTCAACTCTGCGGCATTTACGAGACATATCCTCTTATGATCCCCAGAGCAAGAAAATTTTGGGATCACGGTATTCAGTGTTATATTCTAAAGCGCAGCTATGCCCAACGATTAGTAGATTTTTATTTTAAAGATGTTGGCAGTAAAGTCATGCATTACAGCATGCCTCAAGATTTACCACCTTCAGTTGAAAATAACATTCTGAATGGATTTGGACCTACGCTTACATTCCCTTTATTTAATCACAACATTAACGACTTCAAATCTGAAAATATAAATCCATGTATTGATAACTACAATCAACAGACAGGTCCATCTATATTTTCATATAGGCTTATTGAAGCGTGGTGGAGAATAACAGGAAGTAAATTAACATTGCAAGATATTATTGAAGGAAAAGGAAAATGAGTTGCATTTATAAAGGCGAAGTGATAGAAAGTGAATTATCAAAAAATGCTAGAGGTGGAACTGAGATGATGCGAGATCGTCTGTATGGTTACATCAACCCAGATTATCTTAGCAAAGTAGCTGTGCATTTTTCCAGACCCAGACAAGTTTATGATGATGTTCCCAACATTTTATATTGCCATGACCTCGCTGAGGACCCAGAAAACGCAATACTTGCCGAAGGCGGTTGGACAAAATTTGCTCATATAGTATTCGTTTCTTGCTGGCAACGTGATCAATATATTACTAGATTTGGTATACCCTATTCTAGATGCAGTGTGATTTATAATGCAGTTGAAAAAGAACCCGTCGTAAAAGATTACACGAAAATAGATACTATTCGGTTCATTTATCATACTACACCACACCGCGGGTTAGAATTGCTGATACCTGTATTTGAAGAGTTATGTAAAAATCATAATAATATCCAACTTGATGTCTACTCATCTTTTTCTATATACGGCTGGAATCAAAGAGATGCAGAATATAATGATTGTTTCGATAGAGTTAAAGCACATCCTAAGATGAATTATCACGGCGCAGTCAGTAATGAAGAAGTGTTGAAAGCACTAGATGATTCTCATGTATTTTTATATCCAAACACATGGAAAGAAACTTCGTGTATAGCACTTATCGAAGCTATGAAAAGTCAAGTAATTTGCATACACCCTGATTTTGGTGCTTTGCCTGAAACTGCGGCATCAGGTACTATTATGTATCCTTATACAGAAAACATACAAAAACACGCAAATATGGCCTATACAGTCTCTGACTTTCTGATAAAAAATATTAGAAAAGATTACGAGTTCTTCCCCAAAACAGTAAACACTGAGCGATATAAAAATCCTAAAAATAGCATTGCTTCGTTTGCTACCATGTGGGATGCATTACTCGCCAACTTATTATCAGAATAATAAAGATTGACATAACATAATGAGTATGTTATAATAGATGTTCTAACAAATACAAAACGGTAAACTACATGATATTCATGGACTACAATGCAGTAATAATTGCATCCTTAATGGCAAGTCTTGGCGGCCATACTAACATAGAACTTGATGAAAATCTAATCAGACATATGTTCCTAAATTCCCTCCGATTTAACCGCAAAAAATTCCTCAAAACGTATGGCGAAATGGTCATAACAACGGACAGCACAAATTGCTGGCGAAAAGACATTTATTCCTATTACAAAGCAAACCGTAAAACAGGTCGCGAAGAATCTAATTTGGATTGGAAATTATTGTTTGAAATAATTACAAAAATTCGTGGTGAACTTACCGACCATTTCCCATATAAAGTTATCTATGTCGAACGCTGTGAGGCTGATGATATCATCGGCGTTTGTGCTCACGAATTGGGTACTGATTTGAATATGGGAAGCGAAAAGCACTTAATACTTTCTGGCGACCACGATTTTAAGCAATTAACAGGCTATGCGAATGTCGATCAGTGGAATCCCATCCGTAAAAGCTGGGTTCAAATTGCGGACTCTGATAAATACCTTCGTGAACATATAATAAAAGGCGATAAAGGTGATGGTGTGCCTAACATATTATCACCTGACAATTGCCTTGTTCTAAATGAGAGACAAGCTACGATGACGGCCGGACGATTGGCAAAATATTCAAAAGGTATTTCTGAAATGGATGCAGAAACTATTTTAAGATATAATCGAAACAAAGCAATGGTCGACTTAAAACAAGTTCCAGAGGAATACAAGACAAAAATTCTCGCGGAATTATACAAAGAAGAAACGGTTGATAGATCAGGTTTGTTTAACTTTTTTATCAAGATGAGACTAAAACACTTAATTACAGACTTACAGGATTTTTAAAGAATGAAGTTATCAATAGCAGAAATATTAACTAGTGCCGGCAAAGAGAAAAAGACTGCTGACAAGATTGCGTATCTGCATAAACACAACAGCCAACCATTACAGGTTATTTTAAGATTAACCTACGGAACCGACGTAGAATTTCTCTTGCCAGAAACAGCACCGCCATATAAAAAGAATGAATATACAGATGCACAGGGTATGCTGTATAAAGAAACAAGGCGCCTTCGTATATTTTTTAAAGGTGGAGGTTATGATGATCTCAACCAACTAAAACGTGAACAACTTTTCATAGGTTTATTAGAAGACGTTCAGAATGAAGATGGTGCATTACTGTGCGATATGTTAGCACATAAACCTGTTAAAGGTCTATCAAGAAAGACTGTTGAAGAAGCATTTCCTGCTTTGCTTCAATCCAGAATAACTGCAAATTAAGGTAACAAAATGAAAGGTTTTAAAAAGTTTAGAGACGAATCCACGGACGAAGACTGGGGTTCGCTAGACGAATATGATGAACGTAAAGAACGCAACAAAAAAGATAAGCGTAGTAAACGTAAAGCACGCTTTGACGAAAAGCATCAAAGTACGTAATTAAAATTGGCGTTTCGGCGCCATTTATTATAAATAAAATTATAGAGGATCAATACAATGCCAATGTATGATTTCGAAAATTCCAAGACGGAACAAAGGTTTACCAAATTGATGAGTTATGCTGACAAGCTTCAATTTCTTGAAGAAAACCCAGATATAAAATCAATTATTATAACAGCACCAAGCGTGGGTGACTCACACCGAATGGGTCTCAAAAAACCCGATAATGGTTTTAGAGACGTTTTAAAGGAGGTACAGAAAGCTCACCCAATCAATAATATAAACACATTTTAATCAAGCAAGGGGTTTAATATGCCTAGACAGCGTCAGAAAGTTACTTCAAGAGAAAAAAGAAGAAATCACAAAGATGCAGTACAGCAAATTCAAAACAGCAAATTCTCTATGAGAGAAATTGAACCTATAACAGAAACTCAAGAGGATATGTTTGACTCGTTTCATCAAGGCCTAAATATTGCAGCGATTGGCACTGCAGGTACAGGCAAAACTATGTGTGCTTTATACCTAGCACTAAATGACGTAATGACTAATAAAGAATGTCACAAGGTGATAGTTATTAGATCTGCCGTTCAGACCAGAGAACAAGGCCACATGCCAGGTACAAAGGAACAAAAAGAAGCACATTTTTCCGCACCATACGCAGACATTACAAATAATCTTTTTGAAAGAGGAGACGCTTGGCAAATATTACAAACAAAAAGACAAGTCGAGTTTACTACCACCTCATTCATTCGAGGATTAACCTTTGATAATTCTATTATAATTGTTGACGAATGCCAGTCTATGACATATCATGAACTAGATACAATCATAACCCGCGTGGGTGAAAATTCAAAGATAATTTTCTGCGGTGATACGAGACAGGATGACTTGCAATCTTCAAGGAACCGAGCCGACGTTTCTGGCTTGACGCACTTTTTGAAAGTATTAAAACAAATGAATTCCTTTGATACTGTTGTTTTTACTCCTGAAGATATAGTACGTTCAGGTTTGGTTAAAGAATATATACTGGCGAAGGAAGCACTCCCCTCAACCACATAAGGAAAATAGAAATGTCAGCAGCAGCAAGAGTTGGAGTAGATACGATACTTTGTAATATTTTACATAAGTGTCAAACTACACCTTTGATTTCGATAGATTTATTAACATCGGAATCTCTCAATGAGAAGGTAACTATAAACGGTTCTTTCGCAGCTGTTGCTGGTGATTCAATAGAAACTCATACAATAGAATCAAGCGGTTCTTGCGTCCCTCATGTTACCCCACCTTTATCTCCAACTGGAATACAAAAGATCATAAATGCAGGCTCAGCAAAAGTCACAATCGGCGGAATACCTGCGGCAAGAGTAGGCGACCAAGCGGATGATGATGGAGCTGTAGGAACAGGATCTCCTAATGTTACAATCGGGTAAACTTATATTAACAAAAAGAACTATATTATGCAACCATTTACTTATTATGACCACGGAATTATACTACCAAAATTAACAAGAAAAACGACTGACACTGGCCGAAAGTACTGTACACCCGAAAATAATTCCTACCCCTCAATAACAACTGTCTTGGGTATTGTAGGAAAACAGGCCATCATTGAATGGCGCGCCCGCGTAGGTGCAGAAGAAGCAAACAAGATATCTCGTCAAGCCTCAACCAGAGGTACTGCAGTACATAAACTTGCAGAAAATTATATCAACAATGACTCCAACTATAAATCCAAACACATGCCCGTCAACATCTACACCTTCAATCAAATAAAACCAATCATCGATGCTAGAATTAATAATATCTATTTTCAAGAAGCCTTTCTTTATAGTGACATATTAAAGACCGCAGGACAAGTCGATCTTATATCAGAATGGATCTGTGACGATGGAGTTACTAGACTTGCTATAATCGATTTCAAAACCTCTCTCAGACCCAAAGAAAAAGAATGGATTACAAATTATTTTATACAGACATTCTTTTACGCAGCCGCATTTTTAGAAATGACAGGCATTGCCATAAAGAAAGGCGTTATACTTATTGCAGTAGACGACAGCGAACCACAGGTATTTGAATTTGATCTACATGAATACCTCCCACACTTTCTTTCAATCCGCGCCAAATATAAGGAATTATATGAAAAGTAATACAAGATTTTTAATACTAGATGAAAAACTAGGTGTCTATTTAGGTTCATATGATGCCTCGATTTTTGAAGATATTATTGATATCACACAAAGTGCCAATAAGCGCTATGCTGCTTTCGCAGGTTGCAATCCGTTCGGTGTAGTGCATGGCTTAACTTTCGACGATACTCAACAAGCAGAAATATTTATGTACAGCACCTTCCCAAAAGACGTGTTTACTGTGAAAGTTGTTTCGATTGAAATGGAGTCTGAAGTGGCATCTGTAATAGATATTATAAGAGCAGGTTATGGTGATTATACCCACGATATGCTCGATTATTGGGTAGATGAAACAGCAGAAACATGTCATTAAATTAACGAAATGTGTTGACTTGAAGGTGAGACTTGGTATAATAGTTGTATTGAATCGAAACACAAACAACAATCATTAGGAATTATATTATGAGTTTATTTAAAAAGCACGACATTTCACATGTTTTAAATGTAGTTCAAGACCAAGTAGATTTCTTTTTTGACGATGACGATGATGAGATAGGGTCATCCGACATCTCTTGTTGTGTTAATCAAGTATTAAGACAATTAGATTGCCTTGATGCTGACGATACAGAACGTTCAATGATTCGTAATGCGGTTATGAATAACATACCTGATACAAATTAAAGGTTGACTTCAAGGTGAGTTTTTGATATAATATTTATATTGAATCGAAACACAAAGAGAATATTATGAACGAACAATGCTGGATATATGAATACTCACCCGAAGAAATTACCGACCATGAACTTGCAATGAATGCAAATGCTGAAACTGAATAAATCAATTAATCAAAAAACAGGAATATTATATTATGTCACATGAATTAGAAATGGTAAACGGCGAAGCGCAAATGGCTTATCGAGCTTCAAATGGTGTTCCATGGCACGGTCTGGGTACTCCCGTCAGTGATGATATGACACCCAAAGAAATGATGCAAGCAGCTGGACTCGACTGGAAAGTCAAAAAGGTTGATCAATACGTTAAGCTTGACGGGCAAGAAATTTACACAGGAAAACAAGCGCTTGTTCGTGAAAGCGATAACAGAATATTGACTAACGTCGGTAAAGGTTGGAATCCAGTTCAGAATGAAGATGCTTTTGACTTCTTTAATGAATTTGTATCGAACGGTGATATGTCAATGGATACAGCGGGTTCATTAAAAGACGGGATGGTTGTCTGGGCAATGGCTGATGTTAATGAGTCATTTAGTCTCTTTGGCGGCGATGAAGTTAAAGGTTATTTGTTATTTTCTAATCCTCATGAATATGGCAAAGCAATCGATGTCAAGTTCGTTATGGAACGAGTAGTATGTAACAACACTCTTGCTGTTGCGCTCCGCGAAGACAACCAACCCGCAGTTCGAATGAATCACTGTTCTGTATTCGATCCATCGAAAGTTAAAGAGATTCTAGGTATAGGTTCAGATCGTATCAATCAATTTAAACAAGCTGCAGAGTTCCTTGGCTCAAAACGTTACAGCGATGAGGCCTTTAAGAATTTTCTCGGTCAAGTGTTTGGTGCTCCCACAAAAGAAGGACAAATATTGACTCGGACAGGCCTTCGTGCTCTTGAAATCGTAGAAACCCAACCTGGCGCTGATTTCAAAAAGGGTTCATGGTGGCAGGCATTTAACGCGGTTACTTACATGACCGATCACGAACTTGGTAAAACCGCAGATGCGCGCATGAATTCCGCTTTGTTTGGTAATAATGCGAAACGTAAGGTCGCGGCATTAAACCTCGCACTTGAACTTGCAGAAACGGCTTAATTGCCGTTTCGTTTTAAAGGTATGCAATGATGGAAGATTTAGAAGTAAAAAAACTTAAAAGAAAATTACAACGTCTTAAGGCAAGAAAATTACAGCTTCAACTGGAACACGGTGGTAATGAGATGAATTGCACTTACCATGGAGGTTTTACCTTGGGCTATGTTACAGGACAAGTCAGCGAAATAGAAAATTGTTTGGACATTCTAGGTTTTTTAGATGAAAATAAAAATTGACAGGCCTTCAAATCTTGATATAATGGTTGTATTGAATCGAAACACGAACAATAAATTTTTAATAAACAGGAAATAAAATATGATTACTGACGGAATGACTTCACGCGATAAATTTCTTTTCTCAAAAGTTTGCAACAAAACATGGGATCGCAGTAGGCCAACTCGTATGGCAGTCGCCGCTCTTGTTCGTAAAACCACGGTAATCTATGATGAATTAAACGATGATGAAAAAACCGGCATTAATACCTTAATTAAAGAAATGCTAGTTTTTAAAGTTAAGGATACCACTGTACCTATCTCTTATAAATTCACTCCAGGCGCTAAGGCATAATCATGAAAATTGTAGAATTTAACGATGGTAAATTTGGCGTTCGAAGACGCCATCTTGGGTTATTTTGGTATGAATATGCCACAATCTGTGGGTCCTGGATTTCCATCTTCTTGGGAAAGGAAAACTCATACGTACATGAGTTCTGTCATCATACCTATAAAGATGCAGAACGTACAATTGAAAACTTTAAAAGACATAAACTCAAAAATGACTACGGCATAGCCGTTAAAACAAAGGAAGCAAAATGAACAGATCACAAATACAAGACGCACTTAGACAAGAAGTTGTAATGTTCACCTTCACGAAAGTGAACGGTGAAAAAAGAGTAATGACTGGAACTTTAAACAGCGGTTACATCCCAAAAGAATTACTACCTGTCTTGAAAGAAGGCCAAGAACCCGCTAAAGAAAACGAATCTGTCGTGCGGTGTTTCGATACTGGAATACAGCAATGGCGTTCGTTCCGCGTTGACTCTTTAGTAAGTTTTGACGGCAAAGATATCACTCAGGCAAAGGCTGATTAACTCGTGAAAAAATCATTCATACTGTTATTTTTTATAATATCATTCGGCATAGTTGCTGGCGATAATTTGTATTTTAAAGACGACGGCAAGTTGATGAATAAACCCATCGCTTGTAATAATCAAGATTACAATGTTGCCTTTGCGCCAAACGAATTTAAACTTTATATTGATTGCGGTATGAATGACAACTACGAATATTATTCAAAAGTTCGTCGTGATTACATACTTGAACTAGAAACATCTAGCGTTTTGGTGGTATTAATTAATAAGAACTTGACTGAAGTGGTCGATCAACCTAAATTTTTACCACAAACAGGCACTAATAATTTTATGGTATTAATGAGAGGTGAACAATGGTATCAAGTTGTAATACCTATTGAGACCCAACCCATACCACAATTTAAAAATAAACCTGTATATGAAGTTTCGGCGCCAAGTTTTTTCGGAACAATGGGGTTTTTTATTTTAGTTTTATTCATTATAGGATTTAAAAGATGCAAAAAGCAAACAAAAAAGAAATAGCAAAAGAGACCATGTGGTTAGTTTTCTCAGGTCTTGCTATCAATTTTCCTTTGAATATTGTAATACTATATTTGTTGATTGATGTATTACAAATAAAAAGCACGCTTGTTATAAGCGTGGTAGCAACTGCAATATTTACTATTGTCGCCTTGGCAAGAACATTTACAATTAGGTATAATACTGAAACGAAAAAGTTAAATAGAGGCACTAATAATGTATAGTGGTTTTAATGCGAAAAATCAAGGTTATACCTGCACGTGCACTAAATGTGGTGATAATTTCATGGGAAGGAAACGTGACTTTTCCTGTGCTCCCTGCACTTCTATCCTTAATCAAGACAATACTAATAAACTAAAGAATGAAAATGAAAAGTTAATTCTTAAAATTCAGACGCTTGAAAAAACAATAGTAAACATGGCGATTGCACACGAAAAGGCTGAAAAGAAATGACAAAGCATCTGTTAATAACTCAAAAAGAACTTGACGCTCTTATGGATTGTGCAGCTAGTTGTGAATCAATGGGTGAGGGTGTAACAGAAGAAGGTAAACGTGGCATGAAAGCCTATAAAGCGGTAATGCGTAGAAACGACAGGACGATTGAAAGTTACAAACCTAAAGAATACATTTTGATAAGCCCGTTTGGTGACTTATGAGCAACATGGAAATAAACAAAGGTCTTTTGAGACCTAGCAATATGAATGATTATCAAGTTTGTGTTTATATGTGGGAAGAAGAACCTGACATAAGAAAATTCTATGAAGACTTTAGCGAGATGTGTGAATATTTTTTAGATCATGTAGAAGATATTAATATGCGAAAATTCAACGGCGAATGGTATACATTATTAAAACATGAAACGCATGGAGAAAGTGAATTCACGGTTCTGAATTATGAGAAAAACGGCAACATTAGTTTCTTAACGAATCATCATAATGGCGGCGGATCTTGGGAAGAGAACATTGAAGAACAAATGAGCAAAGATAGTTGTTGACACTCACTTTTAAACTTGATACAATTTGAGTATTGAAATTAATAAAGGTAAATTTAAAATGAATCAAGACATAAAGGCATCACCTGAAACAAAGGTGGCATTAACTGAATATATGATCAACATTCGTGACTTATTTGAAACCAGACCCAAAACGTTTCTTAAGACTGTGAAGGTAACACGTTTAGGATTTATCAAATACAAAAAGAAAGTCCTTGATACGGCGGCTCTCGAACGGTTTACAGATCATCCCGCACTAAGTTCAATGGGTCGAAGGTTTTGGGATGATAAAGATAAACAAGTGTACTATAATGATTATGCTATGTTTTTGATTAAACTGCACAGTGCACTAAAAACAAACGATACAGTCACGCTGGTTAGTGGAAAGGAGATATATTTCTACCGCGACTTTATTGAAGCTCACAAATAAACTGGAGTATTAAATGAAAAAACCACTACGATTAAATTATTGGCAGGCACTTTTAAAGATTCAAAAATGCATCGAGACTTGCGAAACTACAAAACAATCACATGTTATAGAAAAAATGATAGACAACACAATCTACCATTACGATAAAGAAGAAACTTATCTTCCTGATTGGACTGAACAATCAATAGTAACAAAGTATATGCTGATGGATAAATCAAAATATTTTGTTGACTTTACTTGAGTCTTTGATATAATAGTTATATTGAATTAAACAACAAACGGAATAATTATGATTAAACCAAACGTTGTACTTGCCCATCACCTAGAACATGGCACTTCTGATGAAGATATTGCCAACATGTTTACTTATATTCACAACTTGGAAACTCAGGTTAGTGATTTACAGGCCCAGATAATGAGAGAACGTGGATGTGAACCGGCACCTGAAGAAGTTACAGTTTGGAATGTTATTGACAAACTAGATTCTATCCGCGCAGCGTATTTAAGTGATAATAAAGATCAAGAAGAGTATGACGGCGATGTCGAATTAAAAGAAACGATTGCAGAAATGATTGCAGATGATCTTGCCGCTATGGATTTATTCATCAAAGCTTACAAAACGGATCGTGATGACCAAGAATTGATCGCCTCAATTTACCATCTAGACACCGTTGTTCGTGATTTATTCTTTGATGTTTATGAAATCTTAGAGAGATGTGAATAATGATAATTCAACCCGATACAGTTTTGACTATGTTAATTTCCGGCGTATTTTTGGGCTGCATAGTTTCATTCTGTCATGCCAGGTTCAGAAAAATAACAGACGATAATAAAGAATTCTTCAACAGATGGACAATTGCATTATTTTGTGGATGTTTAATCTGGCCGATATCTTTATTGGGAATAATATTATTGTTAATAAGCGTAACCATAACTCTTACTTTTGCAAAAGGTATCCCATTCACTTTTAACAAACTTGCAACATTAACGGGAAAGAAATAAAAATGACTAAAATATTTATAGGTAATGGTTCGGAAAGTGTTAATGAATTACAGTTTACTACAGGTAGTGGTGGAACTGAAATGATCGCTTCTATGAAAGGTATGCACTGTGGCGGCAATATTGATTTAATTACCTGGGAAGGCAAAAAAGTTGGACATTTAAAAATGGATGATGTAGATGCTATTATATCCGCACTTAAACTCGCCAAAAAATTGTGGAAGAAATAAGATGAAGAATAGATCTGTATCTGATATAAATATATCGCTAATGACTTATGACATAGTCGAAGAAATTATGAGCCTAGAATTATTCGGAAATGACGAATATGAGATGGCATATAATGGTGCTATTCGTGAGTGTATAGAAATTATCAACAAAATGAAAAATGATTATATGGAAACCCCATGCAGTGATGTTAGGCCAAAGAGCAGAGAGTAACTAAATTATGAATAGTAAATTGTATATACCAAAAACCATTATGGTAGGATTTCAAGAACGTTATGGTACCTTCACTGGTAAACTTGCTTACATTGTCTATGTTGATGATAAAGGCGTACACAGGAAGAAACCCTCATGGGACAGTTGGAGAAATCATCAGCTCGGAACTTTAGAACTTGAAAACAAACCACAAACCTCCTTTATGTTCAATAAGGGAATTGAAAGATCTGGATCACATTTTGGTTCTGGGCGAAGCGTAGTCAGAGTACACGATGAGCGCGATTTCGAATTTGAAATTTCAGTAGATAATCTAATCGGTATTCTCATGCACTCAGACGTATCCAAGCGCGATATTGTTGAAGAATGCGTTTATGCTTGGTGCGGCAAAGACTTAGTGTTGTTACCTACAAACTCCGAACAGTACAGAGAATCCGTAATTCACACCAAGAAACAGTCCAAAAACTTATCCACTAAAGACTTTGTTAAAGGTCATACCTACAGTATGAAAAGTAACGAAAACAAACTGATTTATATCGGATTTCGTCCGTGGTATCAAGAGGAATCTCACGGCACACTCAATTCAAACGCAATGAGCCGAAGAATGTTATTGAAGGGTAACAAACACATCTTTCAATACACAGATTGCTGTGAATACAGTTTTGAAAGAAGGACATTTATTGTACCGTCTACTTCCCAACTTGCTGAATGTATCCTTGACGAATGTGTGGATGACTATGCAGATCGTGTAATTGAATTTGAAAAATCGCGACTAAGTCAGCCCATTACAGGTTATAAGTTGACTGATGTAACAAAGAAAGAAAGTGATGCTTATTTACTTGCAAACAATTATTCCGGTAATGTATCTTTTTTTAAAGAGATTGAGACGAAGGGTAAATTCGTTACATTCGATGGCACTATAAGTTATTATCACCAATCAAATTTAGTAAGTAGATATGATAGAAGACATTTTCATAACGGTTACGGAAACGGAAGAAATAGAAACTTATTTGCAATTGTAGAATTTATCGACGGTCAAATGATAAAAGATTACGATCCAGATTCCGCTTCCAGAGAAATTTTGGCGCGCTATGAAAGTATTATTTTTGAAAATAAAACAGAAACAACAAGAGAAAGATTATTACAACAGCTAGAAGTAACTGGGTTTAAAGTGGCTACTCTGGTTTGTTCAAACGGCACATCTACCCCTGTACGTAGATACTAAGGAGAAATAAAAATGAGTAAAGATTACGGCATCGACGATAAGATCGAAGCAATCATCCAAAAAATAGAAAGCGACAGAACAGAAATTGCAAAAGTTAAATCAGAGCTTCAGAGTTGTTGGGTTACCAATTGTTCCTTGAAGTTCGGAAATTCTGATTCTATTAATATCGCCACAGCATCGGCGCCTGTGTTAGTTGAATCATTGACTCAACTTTTAATGTGGGAAGAATTTAGAGGTCGTGCAGATGCAACGTTGAATCAGATAGCAAAACCTATATTGTTTAAAAGCTTTTACGTTAAAGATTGGACTACTGACATCAAGAAAAGAATGTCCATGATAGAGCTAAAACAAAAAGAAACTGCATTGGCGCAACTGGAAAAACGAGCACAGGCAATTCTATCAGATGATAAAAGACGTCAAATGGAATACGACGATATACTAAAGACAATGGGGTTATAAATGATAGATAACAGCATAGCAAAAATATTATATAAAGAAACGAAAAGACAAGATAGAACAATCGAGCTAATTGCTAGTGAAAATTTCGCTAGTCAAGAAGTTATGGATTTGTGCGGTTCTGTCTTTACTAACAAATATGCTGAAGGATATCCAGGCAGGCGTTATTATAATGGCTGCGATCATATGGACGAAATTGAGCAATTAGCAATTGATTCTGTTTGTAAGTTATATGGTGCAAGATTTGCAAATGTCCAACCCCATTCTGGCGCGAATGCAAACACAGCTGTTTATCAAGCACTTCTTGAACCTGGTGATGTTTTGTTAGGAATGTCATTATCTGCAGGCGGTCATCTTTCGCATGGCAGTGTTGTAAATATATCAGGTAAAACTTACGACTCTTATTCCTATGGAGTTGATGAAGATGGCTATATCGATATGCAAGACGTTAGAAACAAAGCGTTAACATTTAAACCTAAAGTTATTGTTGCTGGTGCTAGTGCATATTCAGGTATAATCGAATGGCATATCTTCAGAGAAATTGCAGACGAAATAGGCGCTTTTTTAGTTGCTGATATGTCACACTACTCTGGTTTAATTGCTGCAAAAGCTTATCCTTCACCCGTACCCTATGCTGATGTAGTAACTTCTACAACACACAAAACTTTACGCGGCCCGCGTGGTGGATTTATTTTATGGAATTCTGAATGCTTATCCAAACGAATCAACAGCGCTATATTCCCAGGTACTCAAGGCGGTCCATTGATGCATATTATTGCAGCGAAGGCTCAGTGTTTTATTGAAGCAGATACACCAGAATTTATAAGCTACGCAAAAAGAGTTATTTCTAATGCTCAAACCATGGCCAATATTTTTATTGAAAGAGGATTTAAAGTTCTGACTGGAGGTACTGAATGTCATATCATATTGCTTGATTTAAGTAATTCAAAATATAGCGGTAGAGAAGCAGCTGATCTTTTAGAATTAAGACATATAACGGTAAACAAAAATAGTGTTCCTAATGATCCGAGGTCATTCGTTCAAACAAGCGGTATTAGATTAGGTACAGCAGCTGAAACAACAAGATGCAATCCAAAAAATGATTATGGTTTCTTCTCTGCTCTTGCAGACGAAATTTGTGATATCTTATCTGACGAGTAAAATGGTTGACAGCAGCACAATAACTTGTTATTGTGCTTGTATTGAATTAAAGGAAATATATTATGTCTTCAACCGAAGAACTCAAAAAAAACATACAAATCATTCTTAACAGTTATGCCGAAGTGTTGATATTAATCGACGCTTATTCTGAGGAGGCGATAGAAGCCTTTGCAGAAAGATTAGAAACTGATATTGAAGATGAATTTGATGTCGTTTCTGATACACCTCTTGATGCCATTTCTGATACACCTCTTAATGTGTTGGCAATAATAATTGCTGACTCTCTTTATATCACTAAATCAAAATATGAGAGCTACGCAAAATGAGTTTAACAATACACCAAATTGAATCAATCGCTTCTGATGTGTCGTATTTACGCGATGAATTTAGAAATAAGCTATCAGGAGATATTGATGGTTATGTAACACTTGAGAATATTATCAAATTCTTAGAAGGTGATGATTTCAATAATATTCATTTAATGGAACATATCATTGCAGTCGTAAAGAAGAAGAATCAATTATGAGAGTCATGAAAACCTGCTGCAATGAATGTCTGATGTACAAGAACAAGGTTGTAAGTGATGAACGTAGAGTACAGCTATTGAAAGAAATAACTGGCGAACAAGGTTATTTTGTATGTCATAAGTCAAGCATTGCTGACGATGGCGATGTATGTTGTAAAGGTTTTTATGATAAACTAGGACACACTTCACAGATGATTAGAATCTCAGAAAGACTGAGAATGATAGAATTCATAAAAGAAGAGGAGTTATAAATTATGAGTAGCACACCACCATATGACTGGGGTACAGAAAAAAGTTGGTTTCAAATGGACGAACTTGAAAGGAGCGGTATGACAGACGAAAGATTTAAAGAACTTTATGAAGCTAAATTTGTCAACACCTCAGCACCTGAAGATTCTTATACAGCTAGCCTTGAACAGCGAATTGTCTTACTTGAAAAAGAGGTTGTGAAATTATCAGAGAGTAAGGATAAAGATAATGAGACGATTTGTCAAATGATACGAAACATAGCACAAGATCAAGGTTGGAAAATATAATGAAGAACATGCAAGTTAAAATATACCCAGTTGTGGCTCAAGATGGTATTTATTATTACGCAAAATATAAAATAGCTTGGTTTGGTAAATGGGAAAATGTTACAGAGACCAAACAATCAGCTTGGGGTTCTTATGGAGAAACAGTAATCAAATCTACAATAAAAGAAATGACGGAATTTATTAAAGAAAAACACGGAACATCCGCAACAATAATTTCTAATTATTTAACTTAAATGGTCGTATAAAATGAAATTATTTACCATCAAAGACACCCTCACTGAAACATATCTCAGAAGCCTAAATTATCAGGCTTTCACCCACGATATCAACATGGCAAGCATATTTACAAATGCTAAAAACGCCCAAAAAGGAATCAGACAATTGTCCAAGGATGGTGACTATAATATTGATAATGAATATTATTTTACTACTGACGCCAAGAAATCCGAAAAATTAGATGAAGAAGTAACTGCAAACAACAAGAGCAAATATCCTAATTACGGTTACATTGTTCAAATTAAGGAACAACAAGTCAAAAGACAAAATCTAGAAGTAACTGAAATTAAAGTTATGGAAGCATATATTAATGGTTGACTCTGCTTGAGACTTTGATATAATAGTTGTATTGAATTAATAAGGAATTACATTTTATGAACGATTTTTATGACGACCTTTGCGAAAACGAAAAATCAAAATTTGAAGAATTTATGTTGGCCATTTCACAACGTGCTTCTTTTGAGAGAATATCGGAAATATCACTTATCGAATGGTACGATTATTTTATGAACGGCGACACGCCTGACTCTGCAATCAAATCAGCGCTGTAAAGGAACTATTATGAAAAATACAATTCTTGAAATGTATCGTCCGATGCTTGATGTAACTATCTCATCTTTAGGATTTACTCTCGACCAAACAATCTTGTTTATGGGTAACGACAATATCAATAAACAACTTACAGACTTGGAAGACATGCATAACTTGAAAACAGGAGAGCTGGTCAATATGTATCAAAAAGAAATTTTACAAAGAACTTACTTATCAAAAAAGGTCAATGGTTTAACTGGTGATTTTCAGGTTACCATGCAAATATATGACTTCGCCCCAGGCGGTTTTGCCCTTGAAGGAATTTCAGGAGAACAATGATGAATAAATTTTATTACATAGTTGAAGAAATACTAGAGTTTGATCACGAAGGTATTTCAAGCACAACTAAGTTCGTGTCCAATTGTCCTGAGGTTCCTTTCGAATGGATTAAAAATAACCCTATAGTCTATGATCCAGAGTCTTACTTAAATGAACCTTATTATATAGTCACAGTGCATGAAGAATGCCCAGCATATATACTTAAGAATTACAAAGGATTGTTATGAATTTAAAAATTGCTTTCATAGGACGTGCTGAAGCTTTAAAGTTTATTGAAGACGATGAAAATTTAGAAGACGGTAAAGTAGACTTCATAAGCGTAAGTGATACCAACAAAGAAAAAGAACATATGCACAACGTCTGGAAAATAACCAAAGGTCCAATGAGCGCCGCTATATTCCTTAACTTTGCCGATACCGAAGACGAATATAGTTCAGGTCTTACTGATGCAAAAGTTGACAAGATAATTGAATTCCTAGCAGAGACTAAAAAACAAAACAAGATGTTATTAGTTCATTGCTTCGCGGGCATCAGTCGTAGCGCCGCAATCGCTAAATATTATAGAGATTTTTATAATATAGATTGTCAGCAACTCGTCGGTTACGAGATGCATAACAGAATGGTCTATAACGCTCTCATGGAAAGGAGCGGAATAACAACTTTGCGTTCTCATTACAGGTCTTTGGAGGTAAAATGAGCCACGAATATCAATGTTGTTATGGAGGATATCAAGTTTATATAGTACCTCCGGTTGAAACAAAAATAGTAAGAAAGCGAACATTGCGCCAATTTTTCACAGAAAGACCTTGGTCCTTCAAAAGAACAAAAACAAGTACGACACTCACAGAAATACTCATTGACGACCAAATATTGAAAACAGAATCAAAAATATTAATGAACACAAGAACTTTTGAAAAGTTCAAAGCGACAATTATTTGACTTTTGCTTGTTTCTGTGATATGATTGCTGTAATGAATTAGTAGAGGTACACATGAATAGAATAATCCGAAAATATCAAATAAGATGGGGCGAGGGGCAAAGAGAAAAGATAACCGTTCCTTGTGGTTCTGAATTATTGGGTGCTGAAATGCAAGTAGGCGACAATACGGAATACGAAAAATTGTGGGTATTCTTCGAAGAGGATGTTGGTTCTTGTGTTCATGATGTCAGAACCTTTGTCTATTACTATACAGGAACTCCGATTGGATATAAAAATGTCCAATATATTCGTAGTGTTAAACATAACAAAATAATCTATCACCTATATGAGATATTTAGCTAATGAATGAATTAGAAACGCTAGAAAGTATTATCGCGGATAAGCCAGAAAGGGCTACTCATATAGAAGAAAAGACAAACTTATTCATAAAAGTACTCCAAAACACTAAATGCAAATTATTTGATGAATGGTTTATTTTTGAAGATGGCGAATGGATTATTGCAGATGGTTATAACATTCTTTTAATGCGCTCACTCGCTGACATAGAAAAACAGATAGACCAGTTGAAAGAGATTGATAGTTTACGTGAACAGTTAGCTGAAATGACAAGTGCTTTTAATTCTATGGACTCACAAAACAGAAACATAGTTTGGGATAATGTTTGTTTAAATGAGCAGTTAGCTAGTGCGCCAAAATGGATAAGTGTTGATGAATACTTGCCAAGATCAGCGAATGGTACTTGGTCAAAAAGAGTTATAGGTTTATGTGATATAGGTTTAGTTTATTCTTTATCTTACTTTAATTCAGATTTAGAGGTTGGCGGATGCTGGCAAAGATCAAATTCATTTGTTGAAAATGCAAGCAAGAAAATTGTAGCTTGGATGGAAAACCCACATTTTGAATTACTAGAGGGTAAAGGCTAATGACAACAGTAAATGTGGGCAAAGCGTCAGTTACGGATGAGTTATCTGGGGGTTATAGTTATGAAATAACAATTCCAAGCAATGCGAGAGAAAAAAACAAGGCATTGCGTGAGTCACTGAAGTTACTTCTTGAGAAAGAAAATGAAATTAAAAGATTACGCGAGCAGTTAGCTAGTGCAAAGGCTGATGCTTTCAATATATCAAACGAAGAGATTAGCGATTACCTATGGACACACAACAATATAAAAATATATTCAAATAGCTTAATTCCTTTTTTACGTAACTTTTGTTTACATTTCAAAATAAAGAACACCAAACAACTAGAAGGTAAAGACAATGAATAAGTGGAACGGCATCGGAGTGCCTCTTTTAGGTACACAGTTAGATACGGGTAAAGTTTTTGGAAGTAAAGGTATTGAAGAATGGTGGTGTAAAGCTACTCATAAAGTAGTAGGACATCATGCAGACGGAGTCCAGTTCTTTGTTGAAAATCTTATGAACAATAAACAAATTTCTATATATAGCATAGCTGTTAAACAGCCGCAATATAGACTTGTACCAGACCCAGAGATAACCGCAAAAGAAAAAGCGGTTGATAAAATGTTAAGCTACGCAGAATGTAAATTGGATTCTTTGTGTTGTGATTTTGCGGAAAACTTATATGATGCAGGATACTCAACCTCTGAAAGCAAAGCGATTGATCACTGGAGAACTAAGTATCTGAAACAATACAATGATAATGGTTTAATTTCCAAAGAATTGTGGTCTATACCAAATCGTTTAGCTGCTGCAAAGATTGATGGCATCCGAGAAGCTTTAACGCACTGTGATATTAACTTACATCCCGTCGCATCTGCTTTACCTGGGTTTGCTGTGCTAAAACAAGAGTTGGTATCATATGCGAATCTATTAGAGGATAAAAAAGATGAAGTTTGAAAAAACAAAAGAACAAATAACTCTACATGGTCTCGGATTTCTTCAAGTGATATTACCAGGCGATCAAAGGTTGCATGTATGGCATCCTGATCTACCAAGACGCAGTTGCTTTGAAAGTTCTTCTATTCACGATCATCGATTTGGCTTTGTTTCTAAAGTGCTTATTGGGACACAAGTGAATCAACTTTACAGAGAAATACATAATTCTGAAAAAGTGACTCACTGGTCATATTTGCACGAAGGCGAAAGAACTAAATTTGGCAATCGACCTTGGCTGAAAGTTTATCCTTGTTTACTTGAAAAGGTAGGAGAACCAAGAATAATACTGCCTGGAGAAAGCTATGAAATGAATCCTTATATGCTTCACTCCACTCAGTGCGAAGATATCACAGTTACTTTAATGACAAAAACACATTCTGAAAACGTAGGCGCTCATTCATACTGTAAAGTAAACGTGAAACCTGATGAGGATTTTGACAGAAAACAATGGTCAGAAGATCGCCTTTGGGACATATTCACAAAATCAATGAAACAAGGATAAATATGATGATCAAAGTTAAAAGAAATTCAGATGGTGCAGTATATACCAGCGATATGTCTAGCGATAAGGTTATATATGAACAAATGGAATACCTCAGTTCCGACAATGACAAGAATGTTTTAATTATTTAACGGGAGTGTAGAGTAATGATTGAATTGACGACAAAGCAATATAATAAAATTAAAAGAGCCGTTAAAGCATTAAATGATGCTAGAGATGAGATACAAACGGACTCAGACCAAAATATAAATTGGTATTTAGAGGATAGCAATAATCTCAATCTAATGTGTGGGCCTACACATACGGAAGACATAGTGATGAAACCACTACATGAAAATGTAATGTTTTGTTTTAATCTTAAAAATTCAAGCGGCGGGGGATGGTAAAGCTAATGTCTGAACTACAAACGCTAGAAAGTATTAAAGCAAGTACACCGAAGGTACGACTCATATTATTGATGATGTTTTCAGAAAAGGCATCTTTACATGAGTAATCCTTATAGAGTATATGAAAGAGGTATTATTAAAACTTACTTTAAAAAGGACGGTGCTGGATGGTGGTGTACGCATGGAGGTTGGCATGGTAGACATAAAGATAAAGATGGTGCGCCTTGCTTACAAGTAGGCAGGGGCAAAGAGGGTTTAATTGTTTATGAGTCTTTCAGAGACTTAACTCAAGATGAATACGACAAAGAATATAATTAACAGGAGCAAAACATGATGAGCAGTAGTTATATTATCAGCGACCTTCACATTGGGCACGGCTCAATAATTAAGTACAGACCTGAGTTTTCTTCGATTGAAGAACACGACGAACTTTTGAAAGAAAATATTAAACTTGCGGGCAGCAAAAGAAATCAACTCTGGATGCTAGGTGACTGTTTCTTCACTTGGGAATCGTATAAGTTTCTTCAAGAAATTGCGCCATATTATGAGCGTATTAATTTTGTTCCAGGTAACCACGATACGGACAACGCCGAGAGAGTTGAGATTTTAAAAGAGTCTATCAAGCAAGGATATTACGCAAAGGTAGGTTCCATGTTCAAACAGTCAGGTTTTTGGTTGACTCATCCTCCAATTCATCCAGATGAACTTAGGGGCTGTATTAATATCCATGGTCACGTTCACGGAAACACTGTGCGCGACCCGGGCTTCATTAATGTATCTTGTGAAAACGTAAGGTATAAGCCTGTAAATTTACATCAATTAAAAGAACAACGCTTTAGAGAATCATTACTTGTGGAGTACGGTTATGAAGATTAAGTTAAATGATGAAATGGTAGAATCCATAGTACGAAAAAGTTTACAGGAAGGACTCATGTTCCTCCAAGAAAGCGCAAAGAAAATAAGAGCAGGCGAGAGTCTGAATATTTTTGTCTATAATAATAATCTGCAAGACATTGATATTATCGAAGAACACATTACGGCATATCAGAAAGTAATTTTAGATTTTACAATTTAAACATTGACACTGACATTAGCATTTGATATGATTACATCCTAATCAAAAAACAGGTAATAACCATGAACGTAAAAGAAATGACAATTGAAGAATTACGCGCTGAATGTTTCTCGATAAGAGATAAAAACGAACATTGGGCATCTTGTCAAGACGGTTCTCACGGAATGGCTTTACATTGTGCAGGCTTGACCTATGTTTTAGACGAATTGCAGTTCAGAGGTGTTAGTGAATATGAAAAAGTTTAGCAAACCTATATGTTTGCTTTTTGCAATTGCAATCATATTTGGTTGCGGCAAGATGAGCAATATGCACATAGCAAAAGGAAAATTTATTTGTAAAGATAATGGTGGGATGTATGAGTTTTATCCCTTTCCAGCCACTGCTAACATGAAATCAACAAAACATATACGTGTATTATGTATGGATGGCACAACATACACATCTTTGGAAATTAACGATATTATCATAACAGATTCGGATTTTTATCCCGATCGGATGCGCAAGCATGAACTGTGACGTATGTGGAGAACGTTCTGAAATTAAAATTAAATCCGAAAGATACAACGGCGAACAAATGTTTTTTCTAGAGTGTACAAAGTGTGGTGTCGATTATGCGGACCACGTTATATTAAAATTGAACATATTACTGAAAAATGGTAGTATGAATTATGAAGAATTCTTAGGAGCTATAAAATGAAATATACAGTTGAAGACAAATACATGAAAGCATGGCAGGTCGTGGATGATATTGATTTGTTGTACCGTAACATAAGTGATACTGATTTCGGCGATAATAAAGATAACATACTTAATGCATTACTAGGTATGTACACAATTTATCAGCTGCGGTTTGAAGAATTGCAAGAAACACATGAACAAAGTCTGGTGAAAAATGTAAATCCCGAACCTGATGATAAAGACATTAAAATTTCAAAATTGCAGGATGACGTTTTGAAATTGACAAATGCTAATAATACTCTTAGAGTTTCGCTACTTAGGATTGACGCCGATGTAAAAATCTATAAGTCTCATATTGAAGAATTAAGCGCCGAACCACAAGAAAGACATGCGATGCGAGATAAACATGAGAAACTCTACGGTGAATTCAAAGCACTATTAGCTAAATACAAAACTATATCCGATACAAAATCCGAACTCCAACTTGAAAACGATAAACTTCATGCTGACTCAGAACTTTATAAGTCTCACATTAAGAATCTAGAAAAAAGTTTGAATAATTATAAATCTAATGAAAAATAGATTCACTCAAAAAGCCTAGTTTGGATAAAATGAAAACAATTGAAAATGTAACTATACACAAACCTTCAAACCTATGTGAATCTTTTAATTATTTGGTTTCATTCATCGGTAGAGTTTGCGAAGAACTAAATATCTATGACTATGAAGGCTTCGTTGATATTGAATTTCTTCACGACTTGGATGGACACGGCGGAGGATCAAGCGGTGACGACCAAACCGCTTACGTTTCAATCGCTCAACATGACTCTCAAGGCGTGATACCAATCGACGAAATGCTGCGCAACATAGCTCACGAGTTGGTACACGTACAGCAATTCTTGTCTGGTCGCCTTGATGATTTTACATGGGAAGGCGTTGATTATTTTGGAACGCCTTACTTAGAACGTCCATGGGAAATTGAAGCCTATGAAATGGAAGAAAAATTATGTCTAATGTAGAAGAAGGTTCTGATTTAATTAATTACATTTACTTTGATGTTGATAACAAGTACATCGTTGATACCTATGAAGAACTTAAGACAATTTATTACAAAGGTGTAAAGACGGTATACGAAAATTGGTACACTGTCGGAAAGGAGCCGATGCAAATTTTACGGTCGATGAGTTCAACACAAGAGACCCTTTTGACGTTAAAACTAAAATTGTATTGGATGGGAAATTATACATACCTAGGAAAATTGAAAACGAATCCAAAATAATATTCGACAGTAAGGCAATATACATTATGAACAGTTTAGAAATACGACCTATAGAAGATTTAAGACAGTTCATCGAACTATTTAATGAAAATGTAAGGACGCTAGATGCTGATGAAGCAACAGCAAAAGTTAATTCTTTAATTAAATATTATTCCTACGGTTCTAAAGATCCAGAACGCCCGGCAAATCCATTGGAGCATTTAGAGCGACAATGGATTGATGCTCTAGATAAAGGCGAAATAGACTACTCGGTTTATTCTGACGATGATTATTATGTAGAGGCTTATGCTTGCTGGATGGTTTATACTCGAAATGTTATGAAAGGTCTTTCTAAACACTTACACATATTTTCAGACGTGAAACGCATATTGGATCTCGGTAACGGTATAGGTAGAACGACTGTAGGTTGGAAAAGCCTATATCCAGATGCAGAGGTTATTGCTACAAATTTTAAAGACTGCGAACAATGGAAAATATCCCAGGCGTTACAAAAAACCTGCGATTTCCGACTAGAAGAAAATTCACTCAACTTGGGTGAAATTGATATATTATTTGCTTGTGAATACTTTGAACACATCGAATATCCGCTAGAACATCTTGCTGAGGTTATTGAAGCAAACAATCCTAGATATATGATAATCGCCAACTCTTTCGGTACTGTAGGCATCGGGCACTTCAAAGAATATAAAGATAGTAATTTCTTTGTTGGCACTGACATAATTGATTGGAAGAAAATAAGTAGAAGATTCAACCAACTTATGCGTGATAAAGGCTATGTAAAAATGGAAAAACAATTCTTTAATATGACACCTTATATGTGGGAAAGAAAATAAAAATAAATGTTGACAGTAAAACAAATTTTACGTATAATACACCTATAAACTTAAATAAACTGGAATTATATTATGAGACAGATGGCAACAGTACGAATGATTAGCGACGTGAGCCCAATCGAAAACGCTGACGCAATTGAAGTCGCGACCGTAGACGGCTGGAAAGTTGTAATCAGAAAAGGTGAATACAACGAAGGACAGATAATTGTTTTTTGTGAAATTGACAGTTGGATACCTATAGATTTGGCACCGTTTCTATCTAAAGGAAAAGAACCTCGCACGTATGAAGGCGTGAAAGGTGAACGCCTCAGAACAATTAAATTGCGCGGGCAAATTAGTCAAGGTCTAATATTATCTACTGAACTCCTAACTGACTTTTGGGATATCGGTGACGATGTTTCTGAAATTTTGAATATCGCTAAATACGATCCTCCCGTAAATGCTCAACTTGCAGGTATGGCCAAAGGTAATTTCCCTCCGCAAATAAGAAAAACAGATCAAGAAAGAATTCAAAATTGTATGTCTCATGTTGCCAACTATTTGACTTCTCCTGAATCATGGGAAATTACAGAAAAATTAGAAGGCAGTTCAATGACCTGTTATCTAATTGACGGTGAATTTGGTGTATGTAGCAGAAATCTCGATCTTAAAGAGACCGAAGGTAATGGCTTTTGGGAATGCGCAAGACGTTTAGATATCGAAACAAAGATGAGAAATTGTGGATTTATTGATGGTAGATATTGGGATAATATTGCGATTCAAGGTGAGCTTATCGGACCAGGCATTCAGAAAAACATCTACAAACTTGATAAAACTCAATTTAAGGTATTTGATATATTCGATATACAAACACAACGATACTTAACCCCAGATGCAAGATTCGAATTTAAACGTGTTGGGATAGATTCAGTGCCTGTTTTATACTATACGCCTCTGTCTGTACGATATACAACTGCTTCTGATATTATTAAAGATGCAGACGGAATGAGTATTCTAAATAGTACTAATCGAGAAGGTTTAGTATTTAAAAGCCATGACGGCCAAAAAAGTTTCAAAGCAATAAGCAATAAATATCTGTTGAAAGAAAAATAAAGGTTGGGATTATGTTTGAAAGTAAGAAGTTTAGAATTGTATTATCACTGATAATACTGTGTCTTGTTTCAGTGACTATCGTATTAGCATATCAAGTTAGTGTTCCTATGATGACCGTGATAGGAGGTTGGCACCTCGGTAGGTTTATAGGAAAGAAACTTGATTCGTATGTAGAGGGGAAAGAATGAGAGTTACTACAAAGAGACCAAATCACGCCAAATTCAGTCCAGCTCTAACTGATGAAGATGGCTATATGATATTACCTGAAAATTGTAACAAAAACAAAGAATTCTCGATGCGTATATTAAGCATGATATACAAGAGGATTGACGGCACCCGTGGTTGAAAGGATTAAATGATGAAATATAGTTATAAGTTCGATAACACAAAAAAGAATTATGGCGCAAGATACAAACTAAGATTGGACAAGCATGACAGCTGGGATTTCGGCTGCACACTTTCTCCTGTTATATTGCCGATGCTGAAACAGTTGAGAAAAAATAAAAAAGGAACACCATTAACTGATAAATTGGATGTTCCTTTTTTATTACAACTTGATCCAGAAGAAAAACATGAAGGTTTTAGTGAAAAGCGCTGGGCCTGGATTCTTGATGAGATGATCTTTTCATTTAATCATACTTACAAATGTCAAAACGATCCAGACTACAATGAAGACTACTTTTACGCGACTGGTGCAATTGAATATATAGGAAAAAATATGAAAGAAGGTAAAAATCATACTTATAAATGCGATGACGATAAAATGTTTCAGTTTTATCAGAGAGTAGATCGTGGGTTTGTATTGTTTGGCAAATATTTTCAAAATTTGGTATGTTGATGAACAGCCTAGCAAATCAGCATTGCAAAACATATTATAGATATTTAATATGTTTGTGGTATCAACTCCCAACAAGCAGAGTCAACAATTACGAAGACGGCTACTGGGATTAACATAAAGAGAATATAATGAAAACTCAAGAAGAAGATTGGGGTTTCGGTGAAGCTTACTTAGACTAGAGAAAAGGTTGCAGACGTTTGTTTGCAACTTTTTTAGTATAGTGCATAAAAGGGTTGACTCTACTTGGGACTTTGATATAATAGTTGTATTGAATCAAAACACAAAAGAGAAAATTATGTTCCTCAATAAAGCTGAAAGAAAATTACTTAAAGAATCTATCAACCGTATCGGTTTTACATACGGAAGAATTTACGGTCAATCTAACAAAAGTAAAATCTCATATAACGCTTGCTTATCACTTCTATCCAAAGGCCTTATTGAAGGCGAATCAAAAACCATTTTTCAAAAAGCAAATCCTAACGCAAAAGGCCTTGCCGCAAAATTTGGAGTTTCATATCAAACTTTCGTTGGCGAAATCAAGAACATAGATAACCTTAAAATGTCACTCGATCATGAAGTTTAAAATTATGAGTTGGAAGACTGTTAATGTCATATTAGCTTGTGTGATTGTAGTGTTTTTTATATACAGCTATAACACACCTGGTACTCAAAAAACTCCATTGGAGGTTCATTTTGACGAAGTACACAGATACAACGGACTGGAGTGTATCACGTATAGAAATAGCGATAAAGATTTTGGTATGACTTGCGATTGGGAAAAGCACAACAGACAAGTAGAACAATGTGAAGCGGAAAGTTTAAAGAGACGAACCACAAAAGATGGGCGAGTATTTCCAGCTGTCAAAGGCGAATGTAAGAACTACTAGAGGTAATTAAACAATGAAAACCGAACACGAATTTATTGCAGATTTGAATCAATTTCTAGCATGCAGCAATGAAGATCTATGCATATCAGGTGAGGTTGAATCCAAGATGACTTATTATACACTGGTGCTAAACAGTCCTTGGGCATTCAAAGACATGGTTTATATGTCAGACGTATTGCGAGATCATATTTCATTTAAAGCGAGAAAAGAACTACCGACTAAATGTTTAGAGTTCAATAATGCAAGAAAAGTTTTTTGGTTTAGCGAAGATAATTGTTGACTTGAAGGTGAGTTTTGATATAATAGTTGTATTGAATTAAACAACAAACGGAAATAAATCATGCATAACATTTTAGATTACAGCGTACAAACTCTTTTTGATCCGGTGCAAACTCACGCTGCATATAGAGTACCAAGTTACGCAGTCGATGAATTGAAATCTGTATTGAAATCTGAACATGCCGCAACAAGATTTCGTATAGTTGGTAAATTAAAAGACGACGAGCTCGTAATTGTCTGTTTTAAATTAAAATCAAAATAATGGTTGATTTTAAGATTAGGCTTGATATAATAGTTGTATTGAATTAAACAACAAACGGAATAATTATGCGAAATGTATTTAAAAAAGGTTTATCTTACCACGAATTCACTTTCAACCCACATTCAGGTATTCTTGATATAGTCACAGACGACTCTATTGATAGAGATTTCTTGATACTCGAACTTCAAGAATTGGCTTCCAATATGGGTTTTATGAATTATGAAATCCTTCACTTCGAAGACGACAAAAAACTGGAGATTGTCATATGCGGTTAGTCACTGTTAATGATAAAATGCAGTCGAATTATCAATACGGCTGCCCCGCAAATGTAGGCGATTTGCCAGACAACTTCAATCCTACAGCGACTCCAAAAGATATGCTTGAAATGGGCGTCTTTGGCGGAAAATACATGACCGACTGTCGTGATGAATTTCCTGCTGTTTGGTTCGATAATGCTAAATTGGATTCAAAGAAATACAACGTAAATCTTAATTTCTTCAAATGCAAGGCAAGTCAAAATCTTAAAGAGTGGCGTGATAGTGGCTGGATTCACGAACAAGATCCGCGCGGTTGGTTTCAATGGTACTGCCGTTTCTATATGGGTCGCCGCACCGATGATGATGCTAGACAAATTATGCGCTGGAAAAAAATTAAGCGACATTTGACTTATATTACTAATCGTTTTGAAATGGACACGTGGACAAAAAATACTGGCAGTCCTGTGAGACGTCAGGCGTTACTCCATTGGGGTATCAGAGTTGATGGTACATACACAGCGGAAGAATTATTGGAGAGTCTAAGTAAATGAATGGTTTAAATAAAGTTCAACTATTATCGTATTTGATAGAAACCTTAGAATTATCAAACTCAAGGGAAGAAGTTTTAGATATGAGAGAGTGGGTTCAATTTAGATATGAGAGCACACATTTTTGTGGTTATGCCGCCTGTATATGCGGCTTTGTGGCTTTGCGTACTCTATCGGATCGACAACCTACAGAGAATGATGAAGATTATGAGAATAGAATTAGAAACGAAGCTAGTGCTGTTGAAAGAGAAATAACTCGAGTGATTGGCCTTGACCTATCTGATTCTATCACTGGGCCAGGGGAAAAGGTACGCAGGCACCGTGCTGTGGCATCAGGTTATTTCACGCCTGAGGAATTAAACCATCCTCACTTAAACAGTGACACTTCCTTGAAAGAAGCAATATCTTATATGAAAATGTTAAGGTCTAAATTAAGATGAGTAAATATTTTGCATTTGTCGAAGGTGTGCCTCATGATTTTAAATTTAAAAAATTATCTGATGCACATCCATTTGATTATTCATTTCATCTTGGCGAAACGAGCATAGGATGCATAGGCAAAAGTGGCACCAGAAATGATAACAGTTGGGTATGTATGGTTTATGGTGATGAGTACACATATAAACATAAAATACCTACGTTAGTTTACGGTTTTGTCAGCCGCCATAGAGCAATTGACTACATGTTGATGGTACATCCATTAACCAAAGATACATATATGAGGAAAGATTAAAATGAAAATTAGTACAAAGTCGTGGCATTACAGATGGTTAAGCAAATTGAAAATAGTACAAAGTCGAAGTTTGTGCGTATATTTATGGCAAGTCGTGTTTTCAACCACTATATTTCCTGGGATAGCGCTGTTAATTTTATCTGCTATTGTAATTTTGGCATTAGCATGCTTAGTTGGTATATTCACAGTACCCCTTACTTTGTTTGGTGTTGTGACACTTTCGCCTGATGGTATCTTAGCTGCTACATTAATATTCGGAACGGGTTCTTACGCATTGCTTGTATGGAATAGTGGAAGTTATGCATTAAAAATATATTCTCGTTATAAAAATCGCAGATACCTTAGCAGAGACTTTGTCCCAGTTGAAGATGGATTAGTCGTATCTTATATTAAAGCTAAGAAAGCAAAAATTTGCCCCTTTATTGATTTTACGGATTAAGAGATTATTATGAGTAAATTATTAGTAGTGTTTGACATTGATGGAACTGTTGCAAACTTGGATCACCGTTTAAAATATGTGAGATGTAAACCAAAAAACTGGCCTGCTTTTAATAAGGCCATTAAATTTGATTTGCCTATTAAAGCAACCGTTGACGTTTGCATCCGTTATATTGAAGATCCAAATGTGTATGTAATCTTTGCATCTGGGCGTTCTGACGATACACGAAAAGATACTGAAACGTGGTTGAGCGAAAATGGCATGGGAGAATATGATGATTTATACATGCGTAGATTCGGTGACTATCGCTGCGACTCAATCGTAAAGAGAGAAATCTTATATGGTATCATAGAAAGTTATAAACAGATGCCTGATATGGTATTCGATGATCGTCCTCGTGTTGTCAAAATGTGGCGCGAAGAAGGCATCTGGGTATTTGATTGTAATCAAAGTGGAGTAGATTTCTAATGGAAACGAAACAAAAGTTCTGTCACGTAATGGTTGGTCTTCCTGCCTCAGGAAAAAGCACAATGACGTCTAAAGCATCAAAAAATATTTTTGTGTATTCGTCGGATGCTTATATAGAATCCGTAGCTAAATTGGAAGATAAAACATATAATGATGTTTTTATGGAAACGATTAAACCTGCTATTAAAGTTTGCGAAGTGGGTTTAACTCAAGCCATAGTGAACAATCAAGATGTTATATGGGA